CCCCAATACATCTCCATCAATTCTATTTGCCAATTTGATACCGCATTGTTTAGCAAATCGCTCCCTTGTAGGGTAGTGACTTTGGAACGCATCGATATCTTTCAAATAAAATGTTGCCTCTTTCTCTTGGTCTACAGTCAAAGTTTCGTTTGTAGTAGTAATATCCTGTCGGGTATAAGACCCTTCAGCTCCAAGAGTGTTTACAGATACCTCAGAAATATAAGGTCTGTTAAGTGTGTCTCCAGTTTTTAAGTCAGCTTCGTAACGGAAATTCGCAATACTTTCGAATATATTTGATTTGTCGAAAGATTCTTGATAGTCCATTGACCAAACTTCCTTAATGCTGGCATCTAATGAATTACTCATTGTTTTAAGTTTAAGTTAGTTTCGGCTTAAACGTGTCTTTTTATCGGCATTTCTGACCCACGCTTTAAATGTTCTCGGTATTTAGTCATCTGTTCTTTAGACAAACCTTTAATCTCTTCAGGTTTAATCTTAGAGAAATCAACGACATCATTACCTGAAACATTTCCAGAAGGCGATTCAATAGCGTTTTTAGCCTTCTCTTTTTCTTCATTAGCGTTAGCTCGTGCCTTTGCTTCTAGTTTCCAGCCCATTTTAGACTCATAATAGTCAATCGGGTCAACTCCTAGACTTCGTGCTTCCTCATTTACTTCGTCTTCAACCGCTGAAAATTCAGGGTTACGTTCGAGATAAAGATTCTTCACAACATTAGACATTTTAGGGTTAGCTTCCTCGACTACTGGTGTAATCTCAGCTTCCTTGCCTCCACTTGGTTTAAGACTATTTATGGTTTCAGCCATCTTTTCGATGCCCTTCTGCATATTTTTAAAGTCTTCAACCGAAACAGTTTCCTGCCCTTCCTGCTCAAGGTTAGCTTCCGCTTCTTGTTCAGGAGTTAGATTTTCTTCTGCCATTTATTTAGAAAAATTAATTAAGTCTTGCTCGACTAAAGCAAAACCCCACTGTTAAGCGGGGTAGCGTGCTTATCCGTGGAAAATAAGCAAGCTACTACGCCTACCAGTTCCACGTGATATTTTTAATGTGCAATCTATTATAACATATTTATTAAAAACAATCTACTTTGCTTTATCAAAATCGGTTTCCTGCATCCTAGTTAATAGAATATTAGCCAAATAAGGGATGACTTTATAATTATCTTCTTTCAATCCCATTTCGTTCTTAGCGTCTTTAATATTCCAAGCTAATGTTGCTTTGGTCTTCAAGTCTAATACAACAATATCAGTATACTTATCGCCAAAATCACAAAGAACAGACTTTTTACGTCCACGTGTTCGTTTTCCGACTCTGATTTCATATCTTGCTACTAACGGTTTTTTCTTTTTAGCCATTGAGTTTTTCTTTTAATGCTTCTAATGTATGTGACGCTATCAATCCCCCTAAAGGCAGGTGACCTATTTGGTCTGACTTAATTTTCCCATAATTTGTTGCCAACCAATCTATTCGTTTGCAGTTCTCTGCCATTTCGTCTATTTCTTCCAAAATTGCCTTGTAACCGTCTAACTCTCTAATCAAAGCTATTTCCACCTCTCTATCTTTGTTGAGGGGGCTGTACGGCTTGAGGAGCACCTTGAGGAGCATTTGGCGTAGGTAAGTTCGCATTTAGTTGGGGATTACTTATTATTGCCTGTTCTTCTTCGCTCTTTTCAAATCTCTTAATATCTAAACTCATTTTACTTAACTGTTCTGCTTCAATCTTCTTAGGGCTTAGTCCTGAGGCTGGGTTAGTCAATGCTGATTGTTTCATTAATTCTAGGTTAGCCATCTCTGCTTGCTTGTCTGATGCCTCGTTAGTGATAACAAAGTCAATGAAGAATTGAGCGTTTTTCAGAAAACTCTTCTTGAATGAGACAAAAGCTGTGCCGTTCATTATGTTGTCTTTGACTAATTCCTTTTGAACTTTATCAACCGCTGGCTGGACTGCTTCCATTATCTTCAATTCCCGTCCAAGAGATACCATATTTTGAAACCTTTGATCCATTTTCAGATACTTTATAGCGAAAGGAGTGATCACTTCAATCAAGTCTTCCTCGCTACCTTGAATCTTAGCCCATTTCTTAGCTGATAGATTATCTAAAATGTCATCTAATTCAAAGTCTGAAAACCAATTCCTCCAGGCTATTCCCTGAGTTTCTAGTATAGAATCAAATAAAGTCTTAGCTCTCTTGTCGTTTATTACTGCTGTGGTTGCTGGCATATTAGCTGGGAGGTCTTCCCCTGTGCCTTGTGCTGTTAGTCCTAGCAACTGTCTAGCGAACTCAAAGAACTTATCAGCTGAGTTAATAAACTCGTTTGTTAAACTTTGGATTCTTAACTGTTCTAGTTGAGCACCGTCTTGCAAGTCAACTACTCCAGTAGATTCTAAAGCGTTAATAGCTTCCTGAGTTAAACTCTTGCCGTTAATTCCCTTAGTATGTAAAAATGTCCCTTTTGTTTGGATTTCATCGTATCTTAGTTTGACGTTCAAGGTTCTGTTGTAAGCTCTTCGGACCGGGGCGGTTATCTCATAGACTCCAGCACCCAACCATCTACCTTTAACAGTTACAAATCTAATATCTTCATAAGGATATAGAGGCATCTCACCATCAATCAAAAAGCCGCTCTTTTCAAGTTCTTTTTTCTTTTGAATGTCTGCTATTGGTTTAGTATATGGTGTTTTAGTCCTTGAAAGTTCAACCGTAGTGTCCCAATCTGAAGGCTCTGAACCCTCTTCTGGCTTCATTATCTCTCGGTCTAGTGACATAATCACTCCTTTAGTAACTTGTCCATCAAAGTCATCAATCAACCAATGCTCGTAAACTTGAAAGGTTGAAAGCCCTTGAGTTTTCATCTTCTCCCATAAAGTCTCTACTTCTTCCCATTTATCAAACTTGCTCTTACGTTGCAACATATCTGAGTAAGTCCATTCGTGCTTTTCTATTAGTCCACCTTTCTGAACGTCTAAGATGTGAGCTGGTCTAACTACGTTTCTAAGGTCAACTGTCTCTGTCCCTTCTGATGTCTTCTTTAGTATAACGTGCCCAAAGTCAACAAGCTCGTCTCTAACGCTGTTTAAAAGCGATGCATAATCTTCTACTTTGAGATGATTTTGAATAATAGGCTTTAAAACTCCCACTACTCCGATAGCTTGTTGGTTCTCTGCCTCAATAGAAATGTCTTTGGTGTCCAGGTCTGTGCCGTGTTTAATGTTGATTGCCATTACCTTAGAAACATCAAAGAACTCTTTGGGCATTCCATCGCTCCAAGTAGAAGTTAGGAATTGAGAGTTTACTGCTCTGAATACGTCTGATATTACATTTCCGATATTATAATAAGCTCCAGGGACAATAGTCACCTGCATATCTTGATTCTCGTCTAAAAAAGCTGTTGTTCTACTCATAGTTTTCTTGTTTAAATTGGTGACAGTCCACATTGTCGTTAAATTCTGCGAACTCTCTCATTTGCCAACCAATAACCGCAGCAGTTAAAAGGTCGAAATGTCTTGTGATTACTCCAGTAGTTCTATCATTAAAATCTGCTTTTGTATAGCTTCTGATTTCTTTTAATAGTTCCCGGTCTTTAATCCTAACAACTCCATCATTGAAATCTTTTCTAAAGTCAAACCACATTTTAGGCTTTGTCTTTCGGTCTGTTCCCCACCCTAGCTTGTCTGTTCTCTTCCTGGTTATTTTATCTTCGGCTACTTCAACAAAGATATTAGGATATTCGTCTTGTCTTAGTGCTGATATAGTAGCGAACCCAGTTGCATTTCGTTCAGGTGCTACCACACAACCTCCATAAGCTCTCCCAACTCTTCCCATTAGATATCCGAAGTCATCAGGTGCTATCTCGTTGCTGTGAAATGTAGCCTCAACTGTGTTGGCTCTAAAGTCAATTAAAACTAAAGCGTTTGAGTCTCGCCCTACTCCCTCGGCTGTGTCTCCTCCTATCCCATAAGGGTGTTGAGGGTTGTATTCTCCGTAGTAATTAACGAACTCTTCTTCTCTTATCGGGTCTTGGGCTGTTAAAAGCATCGCTTCAACAACTTCTATGTCGAAAAACTTATCTTTTCCGCTTGTAGGATTGCAAAGGAAATCACCGGACCAATCTTCTGCGTCATCTTTCAGGCTTTTAATCTTCTCTGGCGTGTATTTATCCCAAGTTGGTTTACCGTCCTTGTCGATTATTGGTGTAATTTGGGTAACTATTTCTTTTTTATTCTTAAACCATTGAATAGTTCCTTCTTCTGAAATGTAATTAGCCGTTACTACGTAAGTTCCGTTATCGCTCATTCCTTGGATAGCTTCATCTATTTTGCTGATAATGTTTTGTGTTTGAACCATTGAGCGGATTGTAGCTGAATCTTCTACATCTTCAAAGAAAAGAAAATCGGGCCTATAAGCGTCCTGGACTTGCCCTCTCTGTACTTGCCCGACTGTCCCAGAGCCTAATTTCACACCAGTCTTTAATGAGAATGTTGTCATTGACTCTTCTTTCTTCGTCTTTCCTTCTTTCTCAAATAAATCACCGTATAACCAACTAACTTCAACAATTAAATTATATACATCGGTTACGATTTGCTTTGAGTTGATTGTGTCTTTAGTTATTACCTTGATGTATTTTCTGAAAGTATCCTCGTCGTTCAGCAATGC